AAATAAATAAAACAATAACAGCTTTGAGTATTTTTGCCTTATTAGTTACAGCAGGATTAGTTTCACAAGTAGCCGAAGGAGATGTTTACTATTGTGCTGATAAAGAATTAGTAATGCAATGCGCTAGATTTAGTGAAAGTGGTTTAAGATGTTATCCTAGTTTAACTACGACAAAAGGATATAAGGATTGTTCTGAATGGGAAAAAGTGATTGATGAAATACCAGTAAATAAGACAGATAGTGATTATATCTGTATAAAGAATGGTGTTCAAATAGTGAGTTGTGAGAAAGTAAAAAGCTATGAAAACATAGAAATAGTTGAAATTAAGGAATAATTATATAATTTAGAAAATAATATTTATAAATAAAAAAATTATATATTTTTATATATAACAATGGTTAATAATAAAAACATTAAAAAGACCGATGGTGATTGGAGAGTTCTAGAATTTTATGCTCCTATCACAGAATCATTTGAAAATGAAAACGACTTCTTAATTAAAGGGGTGGCTATTAATGAAACTACAACTTTGAATAATGTTAAATATATTGCTGAAGAATTAGCAGCAGCAGCATCTACTTTTAGAAATGTTCCTATTTTATTAGACCATGTAAATGAAATTAAAAACATTGTTGGTAGAACAACAGAAAATGTTAATTTCAATCCAATGGCAAAAAGAATTGATTTTGAAGGTAGAATTATGGATAAAGATATTAGAGAAATGATTAAAGATGGGCGAATACAACATGTTAGTATTGGTGCTAAAGTTAATGATTTAGTAGAAGAAGAAGATGGCAGTATGAAAGCAATTGGTTTAAAAGGGTTAGAAATAAGTCTAGTAGCAGTTCCAGGTGATGGCGGTGCTAATTTTGGACAAGCATTACAAAATAGTTTTACTTTAAAAGAAAAAGCTATGCTTAATAATAAAAAAGAAATGGCAAGTAATAATGTTCAAGATACAATTAAAAGGGAGGAATTAGATATGGAAAACGAAGAACAAAAAATTGAAGAACCTGTTAAAGAAGAAGAAGTTGCTGAAGAACCTGCAAAAGAAGAAGCTGTTGTAGAAGAACCTGCAAAAGAAGAAGTTGCTGAAGAAAAAATTCAAAATATTAATGTTAAAGTTGACAATTCAGAAATTACTGAAATGAGAAAACAACTTGATGTGTTAAAAGAAATGTTAGTAGAAAGAAAAAAAATAAAGGAGGATGTAGAAGTGGCAAATGATGAAACTAAAGGTGAAGTAACTACAAATGAAGACACAGCTGAAGAACCAACAAATGAAAATGTTGTTGTTGAAAAAGCAAGAAGTGGATTTTCATTATATAGAGACTACACTAAAGAAGGTTCAGATAGTAAGTTGAAAAGACTTTTAAGATAAATTTTTAATTTATTTTTTTAATTTATTTTTTATCTTATTCATATTCATTGCAATAATTGCAATAATTTATAAAATGGAAAAGGAGGACAAAGAAAGATGACTGTAAATCCGTTAGGCGCAGTAGCGTTAGCAGATGGAGGAGCACCTAGAGTTATCACTGGTTATGCAAGAGAGATAATTAGTGGTGGACAATTCTTAGGAGCATCGGGAGCAACAGGAGTAGTTACTTCAGGAGCATCGAGTTATGCATCAACAGATATTGCTTTCTTCCATACAACTGGAAGTGGGAATTTTGTTGGAATCGCATTAAATGATGCTGTGAGTGGAGCAGAAATTGCTTGTGCAACAAAAGGACTATATTTAGTTCCAGTTAGTGGAACAACAAATTTAGAAGCTGGTATAAGAGTTGGATGTAATGATTCAAGTAATGTTATTACAATTGGTTCAACAACAGTTACTGTAGAAGGAGAAATACCTTTGACATTAACAAGCGTTGGAAGAATTTTAACAGCAGGTAGTGCAGGAGATTATGTTATTCTTGACTTAGGAGCATAAAAATGGCAGAATTAAAAGCAATACAAGAACTATTAAGTACTGGATTGGGAACAGAAGGACAACTTTTGATACCACGAAAGATACACGATACTCTAATTGAAGAAGTTGACAAGAATTTAATACCTAGAAGTGAAGCTGCAATGTATTTCGGACCAGGAGAAATTCCAGGAAGTAGTTATGATGTTGATTTAGCAACACCTAATACAATGAGTATTAGAAGAATTGCTGAAGCAGGAGAAATAATTATAGACCAAAGTGAATATACTTCATTCAACCTTAAACCGGTTAAATGGGGAGTAGCACTAAGAATTACTCGAGAAATGTTAGAAGATGGAAAGTGGAACTTACTTTCGCATAATTTAACAATAGCTGGAAAGAGATTTGCTGAGAATGAGACAAAACTTATTCTACAAGATGCTTTAGATAGTGCAACAAATACTGTTAGTGGAGGCGCAGCGATAACAATTGCTAATATTACAAGAGCAATTCAATATCTTGATGACACAGACTACACTGCAACAACTATGTTTGTTGGAATGGAAGTTTTGAACGATTTAAGAAATATTGATACTTTTGTTGAAGCAAATAAAGTAGGAAACACAGAGATGCTTATGAGAGGTTTTTTAGGTACAATCTATGGATTGAACGTAATAAAATTCTCAACTAATGCAGCTCCAAGTTCAACTTACTCTAAGTATGCATATATCACTGATAAAATGCATGCGTACGTTATAGCTGAAAAGAGACCTGTAACTGTAGAAAACTTCGAAATGCCGGTTTATGACATGAGCGCAGCAAGTGTGACTCAGAGAATAAAGGTAAGGTATTTAAGATGTGATGCAATCGCAAAAATAACAACTACGTAAGTATACGAGTTAATTAAAATTTTTATTTTTTTTATTTTTTAATTTCAGAAAGGTTTGTTTATAATCAAACCAAAAACAAAATTATAAAAGAGGAAAAAAGTAATGGTAAATGATGGACTAATAGAAACAGAATTGAAATCCGTAGTGATAAGTGGAGGAGAAATATATGGAGTGGATATTGATTTAGGTGCTGGAACAATTAGCACAACTGAATTAGCAGATGATGCATGTTCAGGTACAAAAGTAAATTCAATATACGCAACAGCAGCAATAGGTTCGCCACTATCTGCAGGAACAATGACAATGGCAAATTCAGCAACTACAAGTGCAGGAAGTGTAGGAACAATGAAATTTCTTCAAAGTTTTACTACAGCATATTCGTATGTGCCGGTTGTTACATCAATAGGAAGCTCAACAACAGTTCCTTGGATAGACGTAACATCTTTAAATGCATCGGGAGCGAATTTCGTAGGAGCACCGGATAGAACGTATGCATGGATAGCAATTGGTGTTTAAATGATAAACAAAAACAAAAAGGAGGATAATAGATAAATGACAGGAAGTATTGTAGGACCAGAACAACAAGGATTACAGCAAAGCTTTAGACCAGCCGTAATGGTAGGCGTAGGAGACCCTGATGAAGTAGTAATAGCAGTATCAGGTACATTATTAAGAGATTTTGAGAACGATAAAATTTATATGAACGACACGGCAACTTCAGCAGAAGCAGGTTCTAATTGGGTAAATTTTACAGCAGCTTAATCCTGCTATTTTTATAAAATGAAATGGTAGTAGAAAATATTGTATTGGATATATCAGGAACCGCTTTTAGTGATTATAATTTCACAGACCACGCAGTTGTGTTAAATGTGTTTTGTGGAGTTTGTAGTGGAAGTGTTTTAGTTCCATTAGCAGTTAATAGTGCAGGTGGAATTGTTGTAGCATCATAATTATAAATGGCATCTTTAAGTAATACTGAAGTTGGAACCATAGTTTGGAATATGGTGGATGGAATTACCACTGGAATATCTGGTATTCTTCCAACAATAGTTAATCAGCAAGTTTATTTCGCTCAACAATTTACAGGCGATAGTATTAGCGTTGATGCTATTACTGAAACATATCAACCCGCAGTTATAAGTTTATCTGTAGGTAATGTTCTAAATTTAATGCAGGCACAAGGTTTAGGAACTAAGGCAGTTAAAATAGGTGAGTTAAGTATTTCTAAAGGAATGAACGATAATTCAGCAGGTTTCTTTATAAATGATGGAATGTCAAAACTAAATGCAGTTGGTGTGAGGTCATCTTATTATAAGGCAAATGGCTAAAAGAACAGGACATTATGTATCTCAAGATTGTTTTGCAGATATAAGCACTAATCAAAGTCAATTAATTGAAATTCTAAATCATAGAATGACAAAATTAGAAATCGATGTAGGTTGGATTAAAAAACTTATGACTGTTCAAACAACTTTATTATCCGGAATGTTTATAGCTATCCTTACTTTAATAATTAAATTGGTGGCAGTTTAAATGAGCATTGTTAGTGATTTTCAAAATGGAGTTAATGAAGCATTAAAATATGGTCAGCAAGTTAGACTAAAATATTATACCACTTCTTATGGAGCCGGTAGTTATTATGATGATGATGTTACTTTAACTCAATCTGGAACTGACTATTATATTTCTGGAGTAATTTTACCTATAAGTCAGGCTCGTGGAAGTAGTGATGCATTAGTGTTAGAACAAGGAAGAGTTCTTACTACAGACACTAAATTATATATTGAAGGTGCAATTAGTACAAGTGGAATTGTTAAATATGGATTAGGCAGTCCAGTTGTTAATGAATATGAGTTAATTACAGATGGAACTATAAAATGGAACGTTAATGAAGTGCCTGTTTTAAAGAAACTATTTATAAGGCAATTAACTAATGGCTCTTTTATAGGTGAATAATTATGGGTGTTAATATTAAGATTGATGGACTAATAAATGCGCAAAGATATATTAAAAATCAAAACACTAAAAAAGTTTCTGAAATTCAACATGCTATAAAAAATGCTGGATTTCTTATTCAAGCTGAAGTTCAAGAAAGTATCGCAGGTAAAAGAGCGGAACCAACTAGTGTAGATACAGGTGCATTTATAAGGGGAGTTAAAGCATTTTTTCCAAAAACATTTGAAGCAAAAATTAAACCTGATGTTTGGTACGCTGATGTTTTAGAATATGGAACGTCAAGAAGAGCACCAAGAAGACATTTTACAAATACAGCTCAAAGGAACGCTTCTAAAGTAAAAGAAATAATTGAAAAAGCGATAAGATAATTATATAATTTATAATAATATATTTTTAAATAAAATTTAATTTATAATTCTATATATACAAGCGAGTATGTATGATGATAATCAAGCGAGATTAATAGAATGACAATAACAAGTATAACAAGTAGTACGTTTTTAGCCGATACGATAAATCTAGTTAGGAATAAATTACAATCTAATATTACAGACCCTTTAGTTGCGACAAGACCAGGAAATGAAAGATTTTGTATGACAGCTTATCCTCAAAAAGCAGTTAGATATCCAATTATAACAGTAGTTGATAGAGGAATTACACAGCCACAAAGATTAGGGTTTGGAAGTGAATCAACAGCAATTAATATAACAGTTGAGATTAGAGTATGGGCAAGAAATGTAGTAGAAAGAGATGAATTATTTGACAGTATTTATAATTATTTACGAACTAATCAACTTGATGATACAACAGGATTAGTTGATAGTGGGTTAAGTGGATTTACTTTGACTTCTGCAATTAATATTCCAGAAGAGAAAGTTCAAAGTAAAGTGATGGAGGTTAATTTTCTAATAATATGCTCTTAAAAATACAATTGAAAGGAGGTAATAATTAATGGGATTTAAATATATAGGTGATAGTAATCAGTTAACATTTCAATTCGAGAGTGGAACTTATGCTAATGCATCTGGAGCGAGACAATGGATTGGATTAGTTCAAGACCATACGCCAGATGAAAGTGCAGGAGTTGAGCCAATAAGGTATCAAGGTAACTATAGTAGAAATGTTGGTTTATTTACAGACGGAAAATTAGAATATGGTGGAACATTTACTTTTTATCCTCAGGATTGGAAGTTTTTAGGTTTCGCTTTAGGAAGTACATATTCAACAGGAAGTCCAACTTATACTCACACAATTACTGAAACTAATAGTGATGATGCAAATTATGCAATATCAGACCAAACATTAAGTAGTTTTACATTAGAAGATTGTAAAAAATCTCCTACTACTGGAAGTAATTTCATAAGAACATTTAATGGATGTATGGTTGATAGTTTGAGTATTAATATGAGTGAAGGAGAAATTGTAAGTTGTGAAGTAGGATATCTTGCAAGAGATGTAGATTTTTCATCAGGAACAATAACAACTGTTACTGCTAGAACAACAAAACCATATATGTGGAGTAATGTATCAGTGCATTTGCCATCTGGAACTAAGTTGACAAATTGTACAGAATATAGTTTAGGAATTAACAATAATCTTGATAGAAGATTTCCACTTAATGGAAGTAGAACGATTGAAGAATTATACCCACTAAGTAGAGATTATGAGATTAGCGCAACATTCATTATGGATAGTTCAAATGCTAAGTCATTATATGATTCATATTTTATTGGTGGTAGTAGTTTCAATTCTTTAGTTGAAATGAAAGCAGTTGCTGGTAGTGCATATATTACATTTAGTGGTTGTAGAATAACTGATATGGAAGTTCCTAGTCCAATAGAAGGATTAACGGAACAAACATGTACAATTATGCCAACAAGCGCAAGTGCAATAGTAAATGATGGAAACGGATTGTATTCATACAAAAGTTAAGTAGTTAAAAATTTTTTATTTTACTTTTTTATTTTTAAAAGTAATATATAAGTAGAAGGAGGTAAAAGTGATGGTAGAAATAGAAATTAATGGAAAAAAATTCAATATTAGAGAATTATCGTACTTAGAAGCGTTAGATTTAGAAAGAGATAATCCAAAAGAAGCAGCGAAGCAAACTCTTAGACTTTGTGCTGGATTAACTGATGACGATTTAGCTAACCTTAGTATTAGAGAAGGAATGCAATTAACAAAAGAAATAAATACAATTAATGGTGTTGAAGATTTTCAGAAAGCGGGAGAGTAAGAAGTAAAATTATACAAAGTGATTTGAATTTATGTAAGTTTTTTGGTTGGGCTTTCTCGCAGATAAAACAATTATCTTTAAAAGAACATAATGAAGCAATTAAGTTTTATAAGGATTACCAAAGAAAACAAAAATCACAAAATAAGAAAAAAAGATAAATGGCAGGAATATTAAGTTCAATAGGACAAGGTGCAGTTATTGCAATAACAATCAAAGGTATTGATGATTTTAGCAAAACATTTAGCTCAGCAACTTTAGGATTAAAAGGAATTACTATAGCTGCCGAAGCAGGAGTTATTGCTTTAACAACTTTTGCCGGCTCAATGACTGCATTAGCAACAGTTTCAATAAAAGCAGCTGCTGATTTTGAACAAACAACAGTTGCATTTACAACAATGTTAGGAAGCGGAGAAGCAGCCGATGCTATGTTAAAAGATTTAGCTGAATTTGCAAAAAGAACTCCATTCACTTTAACTGGAGTTGAAAAAAGTGCAAGACAATTAATGGCAGTTGGCTTTGAAGCAACTGATGTTATACCAGTATTAAAAACAGTTGGAGATGTTGCTTCTGGTTTAGGTATGGGACAAGATGGGTTACAAAGAATAATTCTTAATTTAGGGCAAGTACAAGCTCAAGGAAAATTGACTGGAAGAGAACTTAGAGATTTTGCAGTTGCAGGAATTCCAATGTTAGATGAATTAGCAAAGCAACTTGGAATAAGTAGTGCTGAAGTTCAAGATTTAGTCAGTGGTGGTGGTGTTTCTACTGATATGGTTTTAAAAGTTTTTGAGTCATTAACTAGTGAAGGTGGAAGATTTGCAGACTTAATGACTAAACAAGCAGAAACAGTAAATGGAAAATTTTCAAATATTGTCGATAGTCTTGAATTAATGGCAAGAGAATTAGGGTCATTATTATTACCAATAGTTAAAGATTTTGCTGATATATTATTAGATGATTTATTACCTGCGTTACAACCGCTTATTCCTTTAATAGGAGAATTTATTGGTGGGTTTATGGAAAAGGGTGTTGCACTTTTAGAAAAATTCGGTCCTCAATTAATAGAAGTTGCTGCAGCATTTTTTGAATGGTCAACTACAATAAGTAGTTCGTTATTACCGGCAATTATGCCCTTATTAATTATGGTAAAAGATTTAATTTATAAATTAATACCAATTTTAATTCCTATATTTCAAACACTTGCGGACGTAGTTGTATTAATAGCTGATAAATTAGGAACTTTTTTAATAACAGCATTTGAAAGATTATGGGGAGTTATAGAGCCTTTAATTCCGATAATTATGGATTTAGCATCGCTTTTAATTAACCTTGCTGAAAAAATTCTTTATGAATTATTAGATATTATTGTAGCATTAGTTCCAATGGTTGTAGAATTAGTTGATGAATTTATGAGGTTATTAGTTAGTGTTATTGAACCATTATTACCAGAAGTAAAAAAATTAATAATATTATTAGCGGAAACAGCAATGGAAGTAATAAGAAAATTACTTCCCGCTGTTAAACAATTAATACCTGTATTTATTAAATTATTAACAGATATTATACTTCCATTAATACCTTCTATTCTTGATTTAATTGTAAAAATTACTGATTTAGCCGTTGTTATAATTGATGCACTTATGCCTTATATTGTAGGTGCTATTGATAATATGGAACTTTGGGTTCCAACAATTGAAAAATTAATTAATTTTTTAGGAGATATAGTTGACGTAATAATTGATGTAGTTAAATGGTTGGATAAAATGGAAGATAAATGGAAAAAAAGCCCAATGGGTAAAGTAGGAAGCGCTTTAAGTGGAGCAGCAAAAAGTGTTTTAGGTGGAAATTCAAGTGGGCAACAATTGAATGTTACAAAAGTTGGAGACGCAATTATAAGACCAAATGGGCAAATTATAAAAACAGACCCTAAAGATACGTTATATGCAAGTAAAAGTGGAATGGGTGGAGTAACGATTAATATTAATAATCTAAATGGTTTTTCTGCAAGAGAAATTGCTAACACCTTACAAAAAGAATTGCGGAATAAAATTAGCATATAAATATGGGATTATTAACCAATTTAATTGCTTATTTTAAACTTGATGAAGCAAGTGGTACAAACGTAGTAGATTCAACTGGACACTATACAGCTACGTCATCTAATTGTACTGTTAATCAAGCTGGTGTATTAGGTACGAGTTACGAATTTGTACAAGCATCAAACAGCTATATAAACACCACAACAAATTCTGGAATTACCGGTAATGAACCATTCAGTATATCACTTTGGGCAAAAGCAGGAGCAAGTGCACCAGCTTACCCATTTATGACATTATTTAGTATGGGACCAGTTGGACATGAGATTGGATTATTTGGTACCACTGCTGGTCAGATGGGTATTTTTTATAATGGTACATCATATGTTTTTGTAGGCGCTACATACACTACATCTTTTGTACATTATGTTCTTACATACGATGGTACTAAATTTACATTATATCAAGATGGAACAGCAAATGCAAATACTAAAACATTTAATATGGATTTAACAAGTGCACCAATGAATATTGGTAATTTATCAGCTTTGGGTGGAACTACTTTTGAACAACAAGGAAACATAGATGAAGTAGGAGTATGGAAAAGATGTATAACATCAGCTGAAGTTACGTCATTATATAACACTGGTAGTGGTTTAAGTTATGATTCATTTACATTAGGATTTACAGGTCTTGGAGCTGGAACAATAGGAGACCCATATCAAATTACTAACTGGGAACAATTACAATATATAAATTATGATACTACTTCATTAGATGAATACTATATTTTAATGAATGATTTAGATGAAGATACTTCTGATTATTATTATTATGCGGGTACGGATGCATATGATGGAAGTGGTTGGTTACCTATTGGAGATTTTGCAGATAAATTTACAGGGAGTTTTGATGGAAATGGGAAAGTTATAAGTGATATGAATATTAGTAGAAGTGGAACAGATAGAATTGGGGTATTTGGACATATTTTTATAGGTTCAATTGTTAAAGATTTAGGAGTTGAAGATGCAACAATTTTAGGTTCTGGTAATGTAGGTTCTATAATAGGGCAAATGACATCTGGAACTGTTACAAGTTGTTATTCAAAAAATTGTTCTATAACGTCAACTTCTACAAATGCTAATTTCGGATGTGGAGGATTTGTTGGAGAAATAGCTGCTACAGGAATAATAGAAAATTGTTATTCACTTACAAACGAATTGTATGCAGCAAATAATACCATAAAGAGAGGAGGGTTTGTTGGAGATATGGAGGCTGCTAAAATAAGATATTGTTATTCAACATCTACAGTTGAATATGCAAATGCTGGTAGCAACGGAGGAGGATTTGCTGGATATGTAGATACAAGTTTTGGTTTTGAAGACACTGGAAATTTTTGGGATACTTCAACTTCGTTATGGACAACTTCTCCAATGGCAGTTGAAAAAACTTCAGCTCAGTTAAAAATAATTACTACATTTAGC